CTTCTTTGGTTAAAAATATTTATTCGTTCCCCTAACGGTAGGTCCATACCCCAAACAAACATCCTATCGTTTTTCTCAGAAACTTCTCTCATCACGTCGGACTTAGGTACTTTATAAACTGTGTCAACACTAGAGCTTATATTTCCTCCCATTGCTTGAGAATATAATTCCGCAATGATTGGTATGTCTTCCTCTGGTTGATAATTTAACCCATAAAGGAGTTCTGTTAATTTATCATAGTAAAAAGTAGGGGTTGAGACAGGAGTTAATGTTCCTCTTCCAACCGCATCTATTAAATTACCCGCTGTAGCTGGTTTACATTCACAGTTTTCACATTCAGGGTAGGTAATCATCGGTAATCTGAGAGGAATACCTCCCGCTCTAACTGTACCCAAAGATAATATTCTAATTATCTGATATATAGTTCCAATAATAAGATGACCCAAAACTAATAGGAACGAACCAATATATTGAAGATATGTTAAAAGTAATGCAAATATAAAATAAATTGTATCATAGTTTCTATACCCTTCATTAACAGGGAATTTATTTACTGAGTCAGCACAATCATCGTCATCAATTTCCTTGATACCTATAAATCTAGCCCTATTTCCTTTTTTATATTGGTCAATCAAACTTGACACACTATAAACTTTATTGAAAGACATTTGATAAAAACTGTCTTCACAATTTATTATTATTTCTGACTTAGTATCAGCCGAAGTATCAAATCCATTTGTATATCCTGACCAATCTACCCCAAAATAATAAGAACTTCTTAACTGTTTATATTTTGGGGATGTTTTTGGTGCCGTTAAATAAGGGTCAGCACTACTATCCTCATCCCATCCGTACTCTCTAACGTTAGGAACAATGAAATAAGCCCTTCTTGTTTGAAGTGTTAATTCTTTGGATTGTTGCCATTTTATCTTAAATCTGTATTTTCCTTTAGTCGGTATACCAATAGTAGGGTCTGGTGAAATAACTCTTTCACCGAATTCGTTTGTTATTATATAATCCAAATTCATTGGTAATTCAAATAACCATGTTCCGTCCTCGTCTATCACATTACCAGAATTTTCTAATTGATATTGTTCCAATATTGGGTTACCTGAACCATCTTGTCTTATAGTCTGTCTTATAGCTAAAATTTGACCAGGACCTGATTGTAAACTACAAAGTTCGCCTGTATTGTCCCTGGGTCTACAATTTTTTCTAACTCTATATTTGTCAGTATTAGAAAACATAGAACCCATAAAAATAGCATTGGGTTGTATGTCTATATTTGCATCGTCTCTTAAATCGAAATCGACTCTGTTGACAGCAATCAAACATATGTCAGGTTCTCCCCATAAAGGGCTTACCTCAAGAGTTTTATTTATTGATACAATTTGTGGTAATGAATTTAGGTCTGTAGATGTTTTGAATGTTGAACCATTAACCTGACCTTCACTTGCTCTTCCCATTCTAATTAGGTCTTGAGGAGTCAAAGAAAATTCGCCCATATCTGACAGGTCCAAGTCCATAACAATAGTTTGGTACCCTGTAGGTACCCCCATTATCATGTAATCACCACTCTCATTTGTCTTTACAGTAAACTTGTAGTATTTGTCGATAATTTCGATTACAGTCGAATTGGTTAAAGCGTCATTTCTTGATGGGAACGTTCCTGTTGCAGCATGTTTACTGTATGATTTTTCATAAGGTAGAAGGTTATACCTATACCCATCTTCATTCACGTCGGTTATGTTCCTGTAAGGGTAAATTGCAGAAATAACGGGATTCGACAGGTCTATATCACTGACAGGTATAAAAATAGAAACTTTTGCATTTGGTATACCAAATCCATTATTTGCGGTAACTCTACCAACAACAACTCCATATTCAGAGCACGAACGAGTGAAAACATCAGCTTGTTGAATTTTGAGGGAAAGTATCTCTAAAAATTCATAGTCTTGGTTTAACTCGACATTTATCGATTTATTAATTCCGAGTTCAGTTCGTATTCTATAACTCTGACCCATTCATCCTTTAATTTATAAATAGTTAAGGGTAAATTTTCTATAATTCACCTACCTAAATCTACACCCTAAGATGAATAAATAAACTTATTAAGAAAAAGTTACGTTTTGGAAATTTTTAACACTCACCTTAATGTCCTTAGTTGGGTATCTAACTTGGTATACTTGACTTGGTTCTGCGAATAATGTGTCATCCACAGGTTTGATTTTCTTTGTTTCTTCGTTTTCATACTGCATGGATGTTTCAGCAGATGAATATTGTCCACCAACCTGATTATATACATCTAATGATGACACAGTGATAACCCCTTCTTGATTTTGTATAATACTCCTAAGTTCTGATAGATAAACATTTTGGCCAAGTTCTCTTATTTGTGGGTTAAAATAGTCTGATATTTTATTAACAACGTCAGTAATGATTTGACCTGAGTTTTGTGTTGCTTGTAATACAATTGATACTTCGATACTCAAGTCGATTACTTGTGCTGTGAGAATTGAAATATAATCATTCAACATTCTGTAATTCGAAAGATAGTTTGCAATATTTTGTTTCAGTGTGTTGGATACAATACTTGTGAGTTTTCCTGATGTATCGTAAGACAACACTTGAATGTTAACTTTATTGTCATTTTCTGTGATTGCAACCTTAGCAGGGGCACCGAATTGTGGAGGCATGTTTCTGATAATTGCTTCATAGTCGTTAACAGTTACCGCTCTTTTTTGTGCTGCAAAGTTGAATGATACATAGTTTCTTACTTCTTCAGTTGAGAGAGCGTTTGCACCTCCTATTGCTGCGGTTACATTCACACATCTCAATGAATTGATTACCGCAGAGTTTGTTATCTCTGAAGGACCGTTAACGTAGAATGTAACAGTACCGACTTGATTGATAACGTTTGTTCCTAAGTTTGTTGCCAGTCCACCACCAACTCTGTATTGAACGAAAAGAGTTGAGTTTGGTGTTAAGGCCGAACCTAATGAGAAATTGTTGAAATAATTATTTAGGTTCAACGGTCCTCCCAAATTAGTAAACAAGTTGAGTTGTTCTTGTGCCGATGTTGTGCCTCCTCCGAAAGTCATCTTCTTAAATCCTTCAGGGGTAAACTCAGAAATAAACCTATTACTTGTTTGCAAATATCTACCAACTTTTATTCCAGGTTGGTCAGATACTTTAGTTGGGTCTTCAATGAATACTCTATCTTCTGCCAACGCATCAACTTCCCACCATCTATTTTCCAATGATAAAAACTCAGCAGCAGTTGGTACATTCGTAAAATCTGTTCCGTTTTTCAATAGAACACTTGTGATTCCTAAAACATTCTTTTCTGGAAGAAATAATTCAAAGAATGGTCTTACGTCATTTGCCGATATCACTCTCTTGAATACTCTAGTAATACCATTAACCACCAATTCTCTTTTTGTAATTGTATAGTTCACAAGCACACCATTCGGATTGAAATTTGGTATCTTTAACCTGTTAGGGAAACCTTGTGCGTTATAAGGTGAAGCAAAATCAATATCATATATATTTTCGAAAACGATACCAGCACCTGATATCTGTGACCCTCTGACTAGAGTACCCAAATATCTTTCATCTTCTTTATCTCCGAAGGCTGGAACTGTTATGGAAAAATCAACCAAAGCAACACTCGGTTTCAAATTGGGTATTTTCAATCCATATGTTCTAGCAATATTATAAACCGAAGACCTTTGTTGTGCATATTGAAGTACAGTTTCTTGGATACTTCTATCAATATGGTAGTGTAAGTTATCTGCCACAGCGGCGTTCAAATCCAAAAACACAGAAAAAACCGAAGCGTCATTGAAGTCATGTATCAAGTCAGGATAATATGTTTTGACATAGTTCAGTAATTCAGCTCGAATTGCTTGATAGTCTCTGGTAGTATATGATATTTTGTTGTTAGCCATTTTAATTAAATATTGATTATAACGAAATCACTTTGAGCAAACACTGAATTACCAACAGAATAATCTATTCTGACTTTTGCTGTGTATTCGTAAGTACCTTTACCAGGAACTCTATATATGTCCCAAACCCTGTTGCCGAATTCAGAACCTGTGTAATCTCCATCGACCTGTTCTTCAGGTGTGATTGGTTCTATAGAAATATTATTAACTATTAGATTTGGCATGAACTGTTGTATAGAATCTCTCACATCAGATTCAATAGCCGAAAAGGTTAAACCGTCGAATGGTTCAAAGATATATTCATATAATCTTGTTCCGAATGTTGGTAAAAAATATCTCGAACCTTTCCTTGTTAACAACAAGTGAATCAGGTCGGACCTTATTTCCTGCTGCTCATATTCAGTAAGAGCTAAATAATCACCTTTTCTCGAATCTTGGAATGGGAAAAATAAACCGTATGTAACACCATCTGCCATATTAGATAAATATACGCAGACTATTTTTCAACTAAAGTAGTATTACCTTTTATACCCTTTGGTTCATAAGGACAATGTCGACATCCATTATAAGAACCACAACAGTGCCCTCTTCTTATATGATATGATTCTGTAAATACGACTCTACCGTTGTCTATATAATAATCAGAAGGGAGAATCTCATTTTGATTCTCCCTCTTATTGTTTGTATTTTCCATAGGTTTTATACTAATACACAAGCTCCACCAGCACAAGCCAACTCACCACTCAAATCTGTTTCGTCTTCCAACTCCACAATTTTAGATAGGTCAACTTCGTGTAATGTCTGCATCAATTCTTCATATCTTTCTTTTGTACAATCTTCGAACGGTGCTTGAATGTAAGTGCCTCCGTCATATGGTAGAACTGAAAGTCCGTTATAGTGGTCTCTGTTTTCCCACATCCACTCACCTACCGCAGGCCATTCGTGTTCACGAATAGAAACTGTTGCAGATACGTTGTGAGAATTACTACCACTTCTGTGGCCTGGTTTAATCCAATCAACGTGAACTTTCTTAACCCTCTCGAGTAATTGAATTGGTGATTCGTTTCTCAAAATAGAACCTTCCGGTGATTTTTGTGGAATACCAATTACCGCAGTATCATGTGGTCTGAAGTATTCATCTTCAACCAACTCAGGATGATTTTCTTTTAGGTAAGTGTAAATCGCTTCGTTCTTTCCAACTCTAACTCTTCTGATGTAATAATCGTTGTGCCACGCATGAATACCTGAAGACGTACCCAAGGTCAATGATGTTGTACCAGCTGGTTTAACAGTTGTACTTCTCGCCGCAGGATTTATACCGAGCAAATCTGCAACTCTTTTGTTCTCTTCTTTAACAATTCTTGCGGCGGACTTCATATCTAACTTCAATACCGCCCCTGAACCAATACCTGTCATGGATACACCAATCAAAGCATCCTTCTCAGTTGTTCTTTGCCAAATAGGTCTTAAGTAATGGAAGTTTGTATAACCAGCCTGAAGTGTACCACAGAAAGCTGCCGCTCTAACTCTGTCTTCAAAGTCTTCTTGTGATACTACATTTGACACATTCACCTCTGTTAAGTTACAGAATTGGAATGGTCTTAGTGCAATTTCACAACAAGGGTTGGTTCCCCAATCTTTGTCGTTAGTCAAGTAAATACCGGGTTCACCAGCTCCGCTTGCTTCAATTCTCTTCCAAAGGTCCATGAAGTAATCTTTTGTGATTTTGTGTCGGAGCAACACAGCTGAGTTATTTGCTCTACCTCTTTGTGGATTTGTTTCCCACCAAGCACCTGACTTACAACCAATCATTTCATCATCAGTTGCTGAGAACAATGAGATAAGTGCGGCTCTTCTGATACCGCCCGCCAACACTGCATCTGCAATATGACAAACCATGTCATGAACTTCAATTGGTCTTAACTTGTCACCATTTTCTTTTGAATCCAAAATACCTTCAAGTTTGATAAGACATTCTTTCAATGGTTGAGGACCAGGAGCCTTCCCTCCTGATGTTACCAATCTTGCACCTTTAGGTCTGATATCACTAAAATCGAATTCAATATGTGAGCCACCGTAAAAATATGATTTTACTAAAATCTTCACCGCGTCTGCCCATCCTTCGATTGAGTCAGCAACTAACCACCTTCTTTTCCTCTCTTTATTAGGTTTGAGAATTTCAGGTAAAGCTTCAACATGGTGTTTTTGGACAGAATATCCAACACCTGTTCCACCAAGTAACAAGAACATTACTTCAGAAAAAACTCTCCAATCATCAATAGGTGCAAATGCACAGTTATAAATTCTGTTTGGTGAGATTTCAATAGGTTTTCCTGCAAATTGCATTGACCTCATTGAGGGGAGAACTTGTTTTTTGAAAACATACATGTAGTTCTCTCTAATTTCTTTTTCTAATTGTGGATACTGTTTGATGTGCATATCCATGTTTCTTGTGACTAGTTCTTGCCACGTCTCTCTTCTGTTCAACTCAGGAATAAATTTTGCATACTTCATGTATACTGTAATATCACTGAGTATTCTGTTTGAAATGTCCATAAATTAATTTTTGTGGGATTGTTTTTTTATAAAAAAATCGTCGATTTTTAATATAAATATGGTGTTGGTTATTAAGCCGACCACATATTTGAATAAAAATAAGAAGTTTTTTTCAAAAATTGAAGATATTTAGATATCTTATTTTTGAGATTGTTCCCTTTGTTTTCTCTTTTCTAAAAGTTCTTTTACCCTGTCTTTTTTCTTTTCTTCTTGTTGTTCTTCGAATCCCAAGAAAGTAACTGAGGATTCTGTATCAATTTCCAATAATTCGTTATTGAATTTGCAATTCTCGAACACGACTCCATCTTTACCTAGTCTCGACTTTGTAATTGCAATCGTAGCCAAGTTC